GCAGAAACACTGGTGCGTATGTTCTCTCCGCGCTTTAAAGATCGCGCGCTGCTTATCGAGCGTGATGTGGAAAAGTTCGGTGCGTGCTTGCTTGATCTTGCCCGCGCACATCTCGATCAGAAGCTGATTGCTTGGGTTCCGAAAGAACAGGCTGGCTTTGAAGATTCATCCACACCGGGTGAAGAGCAGCTCATCATTCCGCCCGCAAAAGGCACGGTGCCTGTCACCTTCACCTTTGCCGATCTGCCGGAAGATGTGACGCTGATGATCGACTCTCATTCGTCTTCACCGGCTTTCGCAATGGATGCGAAAGAGCTTGCGTTCAACTTGTTGAAGGTTGGTGCGATGACGCCATCGCAACTGGTCGATCATGTGGACGCGCCGGACCCAGACGCATTGCGGGCAAGTATCATGCGCCGCGATGTGGCCCGCGCAGAAGCTGCTGCCCAAGAGCAGCAGCTAAAAGCGCAGTCACATTCAAAGAAGAAATAACTTATTTGAGTTTTTCTTGGCCAATCACGCGCAACGGGCTTTCCCCGTTGCGCACATTTGATGGCAACACTTGGTTCGGCGCGACCGCCGAGTTCCTGAACGCCCCAGACATAGCCCGACGGCCCAACAATTCGGCCTGTTTCGGGCTAATTCCGGCTCTCTGCAAGCCCTTGTTGCCGAAGTAATTATCAGCCGCTGCCTGCTGCGCAGGAGGCAATTTCGGGGCAATTGTTTCGCCTGGACGGATGCCGTCACGCAGATCGGACATCTGATAGTCTTCCATCACGATCTTTGCGGTCTCNTCAACGGCGTGAACCCGCACATTGTTGCCGGTCTGGGCTGGTGCAGCCCCTGCCTCGACCATGCGCCGCAAGTTTTCCATCTCTTTCTGCATGGAAACAAGCTGCTGCTTGGTCTGACACGCCTTGCTGGGGCATGGCGGATCGTTCTTCGGGATCGCCTTGTAGGTGCGGCTGTAATTGTGGCCGCACAGCTCGCACTGATANCGGATTTTATATTTGGTTGGTTCTAAAAACGTGTCGGACGGGATCACGGTGTGTCCTAACATGGTTGTGGTTAAAGTCATTTCAGTCTTCCATATCTTTGAACGCAACGGGANTAATTTCAAGGCGCTGCCCACCTGCGTTGTGGCGCGCCCAATAAGCGTCTGTCACCCACTTGACGTTCGGTGCATCGTAAGAGCGGGTCTTGCGCCACACGGCAGGGTGCGCGGTCTCGTAATCGTCCGTCAACCACACAGCTTGGCCGTCATACGGATAGTCATCTGACGGGGCAGGAAGTTCGATCCAATCGCTTTCAAGTTTGGCAGCGTTTTTCATAGTCCGTATTCCTCTCTCCAAGGTTCAGTGGGTTCAGGCTCTTCCTGAGACTTTTCATCCATCGTCCGCAGATAATTGTAAACGATGCGGTTAACCGAAGTGGTGAGCGGCTTTTCATCGCCGCTCTCGACACGCATGACGGCNTCATAGGTCTGNCCCTGCGCCATCATCTCCTTGCGCGTCCAGTCNCGCCATGCNCGCACGGCAAAGGCCATCGCAAACACGCGGTCATCTTTGCAGTTCTCGTCGCGTGACTCCGGCGCACCGATGTGGCCATCCTCGACAACCACTAGCGCCATCTCTTGCAGCAAGGCGCGCGACTTGATGTCGAGTTCGTTCGACACATAGGAACCGCGCAACTGGTGCATCAACACCGACTGGGTTGACCATGTGGTCGCAAAGCCGATGACGTAGCCTGCGCCCATCGAGTCAGGCCGTTTGTACAGATACATGCGTGCATGTGCGCCAGCGTCTTCCCATCCGCGCGCCTGCACGCGGCTGGCGTTTGACTCGGTGTTCAGCAACTGCCGCAGATGATCGAACTCACCCAACACGATTGCGCCAGGGCCGCCGACTTCAGGATTGACCAAGCAATCCTTGTAAGCCGACGACAGATGAAACAGCACCCATGCCGCGTGCTTGGCTTCCACATCCGCAGTGCAATACTCGGCCACCTGAACAACCTTGTCGGCAAAGCACCGCCACACGGAAATCACATGGTGATCCTTGTGGTCGTTTCGGCCATAGGCGGGGTCCATGCCGATGACGTATTTGCCGTTGTCCACCGGCTCTTCCCAAACCTTCAGCTCGATGTCGGACGGATCATCGACGCCCGGTTTCAGCTCGATCATTTTGAAGTTGAAGAAATCACCATCGACTTCATACCGATACGCCCGATACCGGATGCCATCCTCTTCCAGCTTCTTCAGGTCTTGTGTGATGACGCGGGTCTGGAAGAACGAGTAGCCAGTCTGGACGAAAGCCTGTTCGGCAGTCCACGGCTGGTTCTGATCGAGCAACGCCGCTTCCGCACCAGCGGACTCCGTCTTCCACCTGATCCACGCCAATTGTTCAGCCGTGATCTTGTGTTGGTAGTGCTGCCGAACATAGTCGATCATCTCCTGCTCTTCGGAGTCAGGCGGATGCAAACCGTGTTGCAGGAAGCGTGGGTCTTTGCGGGGGATCACGTTGGTGTCACCGGCCCACCAGCCAACAAAGAACGACCGTGCCGACAGCGGGTCGTTCAAGCCGTCGATGTAGCGTGACCGCCAATGGTTGAAGCCCTTGGCCGTTGACTCGTAAATGAACAGCCGGTTCGGGTTGGTCTGCGCAAAGCCTTCTTCCAAAGACTTCAGACCTTCGGCTGACCCGTAGGCCGCGACTTCGGTCAGATGGCCAAACGCATAGCCGACGCCTTCACCCCAGCTCGTCCCTTTGTCCTTCACACCCGCGACCAGCAGATCGAGGCGCGAGCCGTTCGAGAACAACAGCATCTGCCGGTTGTTCTTCACGATCTTGAACGTGTCGCCGAAGTAGCCGTCAGGGAACGACTCCACATATTTCTGCAAGAGCTGCCGGTTGGCTTCGCGGTTCTTTTCCGTGTCCGTCACCAGACAGCCGATCAGGTTTGGATGCAGGGCCAACCAGAACACATCAATGGCCAGCGACACCGTAGTCACGCCAAGCTGACGCGACTTGAGGCAATAGAATTTGTGGATGCCGTTGTCGAGGCCGGTGCCGACTTCCTTGATGAAGCGGCGCTGCGACTCCCACATCTCCAACGGCGTGCCGCGTTCGTCTTGCGACACCGCTTCTTTCGAGGTGATGCGGATGTCGCTGACAAACGCATCAAACAGCTTCACCCATTTTGCCGATTTCAACGCCATTGCATAAATCCAGTGTTACCAAAAGGAGTCATCGGTGCCACCGGAACATCGTCAGGCGGCGTCCAATCAAAATTGTGGTCGTCCAAGATGTCAGCGGCCTTTTGCAGCGTGGCGCGGGCCTGTTTGCTGATCTCTGCTTGCCGGAACTGGTCCTTGGATTGAGCAAGCAAAATCGGCCCAAGTCGGTTGGTTTTACCCTTCTTCGCTTTGAACTTCAGCGACAGCCGTTCGAGCTTCGCGCCTTCCAGCTCGTGCTGTTTGACTTTCGCTTCGGTGGCTTCAATCTGCGCTTCGATTGTTTTCGCCGCGTCTCCCAGCACATCAAAGTTTTCGAGCTTCAACCCGCGACGGTTGATCTCTTGCATGACAGCATTGATTGCACCCGTTGCAACCGACAGGGCTTGGTTCAGTTCCTGGTCAATCGACGATCCGTTTGTTTCGCCGGTGCGGTCGTACCGGTCCCGCTTNTCGTCATNGGACAGGCACTCGTATGCNAGGGTCAGCTCCGTGAATTTCTCGGCGCTGCCNCCCGCATCGGGATGCTCTGTCTTTGCCTTCTTGCGATAGGCTTTCTTGATGTCTGCGGGCGTTGCNTCTTTGCCGACACCCAGCACATCGTACAATTCATCGGCCATTGTTCAGCCCGTTCCGTTCGCGCCAACTGCCAAGCATCTGCTGGTCGCCTTCTGTCAGGTCAAGATCGGGGTACATGATCGGAGCCTGTTGCACCGGTTCTTGTTTGGCCGCAACCGGCTCGTCCAGCGGAACCAGTTGCAAATTGACGGCCAGATCAAACACCGCCGCAAAGTCCTGCACTGTTTCAACCGTGACGGCCCGCTCTGCCCACTCACCGATTACGATTTCACACCGACGGATGAGTTCCTGAATGTTTGTCATTTGCAGCCTCCTGTTCCAAACCCCTAGCAATCAAATCCCGTGCCGCCTGAGTGTAGGAAACCTTGATGGTATACGCGTAACGCTTCAAGCGTTCCAAGAACTCAGGTGACACCGGCACCGTCACCTTTTCCTTCTTTGCATCCGGCTTCTTCACATACACTCTCGGCATC